TGATACGTTTGCCGACTACGAAGCTGATTACACCGTTGACACGCTGGACCAGACTAGTGGGTTCAAGACAATCGCTACTGTCACTGGCTTTTTGAAGGTGTAGCCATGGCCTTTGCGCATGGATCAGCGATCAAAGAGGCCGGTGGCAAGAAGTGGGTTGAGAATGCGGCTGGTAAACCAACGCATATATTCAATCCAGCCACGGGACACTGGGACCCGATCAAGCATCCACGTGGTTTTCACGGTAAATTCGTCAAATCTGGTGCTACACAACCAGTTATCGGTGTAAAAGGCCACAAACCGGACTATGTACCACCAGTTTGGGCAAAGATCAAGGGTGTCAACGCTTCTGCCGACGGTATGAAGCTGTATAAGCGCAAATCAGCCGGTGAATTCGCCAATGACCACGAATTGTACCTAGCCGCAGCCAAATTGGCCGCTGCGCACAAGAAGATCCACCCACACGACGCCGCAAGCGCCAATTCCATCTACAACGCTGCGCTCCGCCACGAAATAGACGAGCATGGCTCGCATACCATGCTGCCGCAGCTAGGTGCCACCCTTCCGCCAACTCCAGGCGCGCCACCGACGCCCAAGAAGGTAGCAGCGACCACGCCGAGCGGTGTAAAGGTCGTGAGTAAGTTCCTTCAGCCGGGGCAGCTGGAGTGGACGGGCAAGACGCTGGGCGGTGTAAGCGGCGCACGAGTTTACAAGGACCACAACGGAGTTGAGTGGATCGTCAAAGTGCCTGGCGGGTGGAAGGGTACGAGCCACGCCTACAGCAACTCAAAGTTCTTGAGCGACTTGGACGTTGCGACCAGCCGGATACAGAACAAGGCTGGGCTGCCGGTGCCGGCGATGCACAAGGTGATGATCGAAGGTCGTGAGGCGAGCGTACAGAAGATGTACAGCCGCGTACAAGACCCATTCAAGAATCACGACGTCACCCAGACACCGCTCACCGACAAGGAAACCCTTGAGCTACAACAGAATATGGTGCTCGACTGGCTGCTGTCGAACCACGACGCACACAGCGGTAACTTCCTCAAGACCGACAAGGGCATCATTGGCATCGACAAGGGCCAGAGCTTCAAATACTTTGGCAAGGACAAACTTACGCCAAACTTCGGCCAAGACCTGAACCCGCCGCTCGCGCCGAACAAGCCTGTGTACTCTAAGATGATGTCCGCGTTCGTAAATGGCGACATGAGTATGCAGCCGTTCAACTCGCCAGAACTGGGCAAGACCATATCGCGCATCTCGGCGATACCTGACGACGAGTACAAGGACATGCTGCGGCCGTACGCGGAGCAGGCGGCAAAAGCCGGATTACTCATGAAGTCTGGCAGTCAGCCCAACAACGTGGATGCGTTCCTACAGGCGGCTGTGGACCGAAAGAACAACCTACAGACTGACTTTGATAAGCTGTACGATCAGCTGCTCAAGGACAAAGCAGCCAAGGAGCAGGCCTCAGGCAAGATCAGCCACCTCACAGAGCCGTCAGCGGCGAAGGTTGGCCCGGAAGAATTTGCCGCCAACCAAGCAGCAACAGCCGCAAAGACTTTGGAAGGCCAGCCACCTGATTACGTAGCTAACCAATACGGCAAAGGCCTGATCACTTTCGATGAGCTGAAGAACTACGTTGAGAATAGCCAAGACGTGAATGTGACTCACATCACGAAGTGGCAGGCGCTTGGTACGATTAGCGCAGAGAACGCTAAAGAACTGAAGGTTGCGAAGGTTCAAGCAGACCAAGCGATTATCTCTGGAATCCAAAAGCTAGCTCCCGGTTACGAAGTCGTGCCTCATCCAACGGACACAGGCACCTTCGCCATCAAGAAGCCGGGTGGAGCGTTTAGCCAAAGCTCAAGCGGCGTAACGAAATCCTGGCCAACCAAAGAGGATGCGCTCAACTCATCCACGATGGCGAAGTACAAGAACCAAGCGGAACAGGCAGCGCAGTATGAGAAGGCTGGCGCTAAGAACTTCGCCAATGCCGCACCAAATTACACCATAGACCAAATCGGTAGCTACCCACAGGAAGATTTAGACAAGTACAACGAGCTCAAGGCAAAGATCAGCGCCGGCACCGACACTGGCGACGAGTACGCGCAGTTCAAATCGCTCAAGTCCAAGTTCGACAACGCTTCCAAAGCAGCAGGAGCGGCCCAGGTGGAGCATGGATTTGAGAATGAGGCTGGCGGGTTTACCCCACCGGCGAAGCCACCCGCGCCAGCCATCAGTAGCAAGAAGCTAGGCGGCATGAACTGGAAGGCAAAGGGTGGAGCGCCGCCAAGCTGGGACAAGATAAAGGGCCCAGACGCAAAGGAATTGGGCGCAGAGCTATGGAAGCGTAAGCAAGCCGGTGAGTTTGCGAACGTGTATGAGATGTATAAGGCTGCCGCCAAACTCAGTGCGGCACAGAAGAAGAAGGCTGAGCAGGACAACCCAGGCGCATCGTTAGAAGCAGGCGTTCATTACGCCTCAGCCAACCAGTTGCGAAATGCCGCGCTACGTACGGAGTTTGACGAGACTGGCAACGTGATCTGGGAGACTGCTGAAGAGAAGACATCGCACGAAGTCGGCCAGACCGTCGCGGAGATTAAGCACACGATCAGCCTCCACGACCATGTGCCGGTAGTCGAAGCATCACCAGGGCAGAATACTGCGACGCACGCAAAAGAGTTTGGTAACAAGGCATTTGATCCCAGCGCGCCAGTCGGATCGTACACCAATCCACACGCCTTCAAGACAGGCGACAAGGCGAACCTGGAGAAGTACGGCTACAAGTACACCGATCACAAGAGTTGGCCGCAGGACCAGAAGTCAGCTTGGTACAACTTCAGCGGTTCCGGCTCTGGAACGCTCAACACGTTCTTCCGTACAGGTAAGGTTGGCTCTTTTGGTGATCCGATAGCGACCAAGAAGCGTGCGAAAGCTCTTGTAGACGCATTTAATTCACCAAATGTGAAGCCGTTAGACGACTGGACCATGGTGGTACGCGGTACATCTGGCGGTTGGGAGTTTGGAATCGGCAGTGACTCAGTCACTTTCGATGAAATCAAGGCTATGGAAGGCAAGGTTGTCCGCAATAAGTGCCCTGTGAGCAGTTCGTTGCGCGATAGGCCGCCATGGGGCAACATTCGCATCACGTACAAGCTACCTCCTGGCTTCCGTGGGCTCAATATCCTTGGGAAATCAGCACATAGCGGTGAGAACGAAGTCATATTGCCGCCTGGGATGGCATACCGCATTCTTGAGGTGAAGAAGGGCACTAGCTATAGCTCTGAAGTGCTAGTGGAAGTTGTTGACGTGAAACTACCGGATATTGAGGTGTGATGACGACATTTCAACCTATTACACCGAATTGGCTGACCGCAGCTTGGGATCAGTTCAGCGAAAGCGACCCAGAACTGGAGCAGGCATACGATTGGCCCGACTTCCCAAGCGACAGAACAGGCGAAGGCAACTGGATTGACCTGTATTTGACTGAGACAGATGACTTTCCGATTGGCCGGTTGTGGATTAACCCTGATACACAGAACATTGGGCTCATACCGCTGCCAGATGGCAACATCAGCTACCAGACGAAGATAGCCTTGGAGCTACGCGAGTACAAGCACCATCGCACAGACCCGCTGACTGCGTATGATCAGATCAAATCGGAATACTTTGGGACACAAGAAGAAACAGGCAACTTGAAGAGCGCAGGAGTGCCCGGTGAGTCTTTCTAATGGGCCGCTGGTCATGGACCACTGGCACATTTACCGCAACCCTCGTGTTGCGTGGGACCCGCATGATGGGCAATGCCAGGTTCTGGAGAGTAAAGCGAGACACCGCGTTTGGTGCGCAGGACGCCGTACAGGAAAGTCGGAGCTAGGCGGGCACGTCCTGCTGCCCGAAGCGTTCGCAACACGTACGGTCAGCAATGACTGGCTCAAAAAGGGTAAGCGGCGTGAGTTTTGGATCGTTGGCGACGAATACGTCACTGCAGACAAGGAGTTCCGTGTTATTTGGCATCTCGCTAAGTATCTCCAGATTCCGTTCGACAAGGGTAGCCATCATTCCATTGATGGTAAGGATCAAAGCGTGCTTAGCCTCTGGAATGGTGCGTTCCTCATACTCACTCAAAGTGCCAAGTACCCAGATAATCTCGTCGGTGAGGCACTCTGCGGAGTGCTGATGGTGGAGGCCGCGAAAGCGAAGCCAAGCATCTGGATGAAATACATCCGGCCCATGCTCAACGACTACAAGGGCTGGAGCTTACACACATCGACACCAGAAGGGAAGAACCATTTCCACGACAAGTACGAATTTGGCCAGGACCCATACAATTTGGATTGGGCAAGCTGGCGGATGCCGGCGTGGCGTAACCCGTATGTGTATCCAGAGACAACGAGAGATGACCACGTTAAGTTCTTGCTAGATCAGCTGGAAGATCACCCCGGCAGAAGCGCAGCCAGCATCGCGGTTGCTAACGACTTGCTCATAGATTCTGAAATCCTTGCTCTTGCAGACGAATTGACCATTCCTCTGTTCAAGCAAGAGGTCATGGCCGACTTCACCGAGTTTGTAGGACAGGTGTTTAAGGACTATGACGAAGAATACCATGTTGGAACGCTCAGCTACAATCCAGATTGGCTCACTTTTGGTGCAACTGACTACGGCTTTACCAATCCTAACGTTTGGTTGCTTATCCAAGTTGGTCCGTGGGGCGAGATCAACGTGCTTGCTGAAGTATATCAGCCAAACCTTACAGCCGAACAGTTCGCAGATGAAATCATCAAGCGCCGCACCAGAGATGGTGTCCCTCTCAACCCGCCCGACCTCAGGACTTTCTATCCTGATCCTGCAGACCCG